GTTAAAGCTATTTCAGCCAGTAACGGTGACAAAGAATGGCAGTTAAAAATAATTGCTGTTAAAGACAAAATGAAGAAAAAATTGGAGACTAAATAATGGCTAAGAAACCTAAAGAAAAAACATTAGAACAACTACATGACGAAATTATGGATGTGTTTGTAGGGGTAAGTTTTAAAAACAGCGTTTTATCATTGGTAGATACATTGTCTAGCGTAACCGATTTTTTAGACATACCCATAACCGATGTAATTGAAATGCTTATTGAAGCAGACCGTGTTAACAGAAAATATAAGGAAAAGTCATGAGCGAAATAGAACAAGGCACGCCAGAATGGTTTGCAGCACGCTTGGGTAAGGCAACAGGTTCACGCATAGCGGACATTATTGCCAAAACCAAAACGGGTTATTCCACTAGCCGGGCAAACTACGCAGCGCAATTGGTTTGTGAACGTTTAACTGGCAAAGTTGCAGAATCATTCACAAATGCTGCAATGCAATGGGGAACAGAAACAGAACCATTGGCACGCGCAGCATACGAAGTTAAAACCGGTGAAATGGTTGACCAAGTAGGTTTTGTTGACCACCCAAGCATAGAAAATTCAGGTGCAAGCCCAGACGGTTTGGTGGGTTTATTCGGTATGTTAGAAATAAAATGCCCTAACACGGCCACGCACATCGAAACCTTACTTAGCCAACAGGTGCCAACAAAGTACATTACGCAAATGCAATGGCAAATGGCTTGCGCTGGGCGCCAATGGTGCGACTTTGTCAGCTTTGACCCGCGTATGCCTGAAAACTTACAACTATTCATTAAGCGCGTGGAATATGACCCACCCTACGTTGCTATGCTAGAAAAGGAAGTAATCCAGTTCTTAATGGATGTTGAAGCCAATGTAAATCAGTTAAGGAAATTAAATGTCTAAAGTTATAAGTGAAATAAGCTGTATTGTGGGTAAGTACACAAACGCAGCTGGTGAAGCCAAAAACCGTTACCAGCGTGTAGGGTCTATTATTGAAACCAAGAACGGCCCGATGTTGAAAATTGACAACATACCGCTAAAAGAAGGCGGTTGGGATGGTTGGTGTTACATCAACGAACCAAGGCCAAAAGAAATATTTAAGGATGACGATATTGGTTTTTAAAATTTGGGCGGTAATACGGGTTAGCGCCGTAAGGAATTTGTACAAGTGTAGAAACGCTGCTTTATGCGAACCGCCCAACCTGACACATTAAGATAAATTAAGGAAACATAATGAAAAATTTTGACATACACCAAACCATTAAAAGTTACTTCCCTGACAGCCTAATGGCATTTGCCCGTAAAACAGACCCAGAAACGTCTAAAGAAGCTGCCGGTACGGTAGAAGTAAGTAAGCTAGAACAAGTGGTTTTAGACGCCATTAAAGCCTTCCCAGAAGGGTGTATATCCCAAGACATAGAAAACGCGCTACCCCACATCCGGGTTAGTTCAATAACCCCCCGGTTTAACACTTTGCTTAGAAAAGGCTTAATTGTGGACACGGGCGAAAAGCGCCGGGGTTTTTCAGGCAGAAACCAACGCGTAGTGAGGGCAGTATGAAGTACCTAATACCTTTATTATTAGCTGGGTGTGCCACACAGACGCCAAGGCTAGAAACACCACCACAGCAAACCTACACCACACCGCCAGTAGTTCCGGTGCGCGTAGACCCCCAAGTTCAGCAGATGAGCCGTAACGAAGTTATACAGGCATCTATTGAGTGCGAACAAGGCGGTATGCGTGCCGTGCCGGTAATGAGCAAGCGCATAGTCAGCGGGTTTATGACGGACATTATTATTGATGTTCAATGTATGCCCAAACGGTCAGCAATGTTTTAAGGAAAAAAATGAAGCACAAACACGCAGAATTGAGTAAAAAGTGGGCAGATGGTGCCCTAATTGAACAAAAGATATACACCGAATGGGTGGCTTGCGATAAACCAACGTGGGACGCCAACAACATTTACCGGGTTAGGCAAGAAAGCCAAGACTTTGCCGTATCTGCAAACGTAATATTTGAGCAAACTTCTAGCGGTTACTTAAAGTTTTCAATTTACGGTGACCACAACGTTGACTTTATATTTGACGGCAACAGTAAGAAACTAAAGGCAGTAAATTTACTGGATAAAAATGGATGAGATGCGCACAATGATAGCCGCTATGGCCATGCAAGGGTTGTTGGCAGCACTAGCCCCTGACGAAAACTGGGAACCTGAAGAACTGGTAGACATAGCCGTTTCTATGGCCGATAAGTTATTGGAACGCCTAAATGCTTGAACTTGCCTTATTAATTAGCATACTTTGCCTTGGGGGAATAGTCACGCTTTTGGCCATTTGGGTGGTAATAGCCTATAAAATATTTGTTGAAAATAAAGAATAATCGGATAAAATGGCACGACTACTTCGGTAGTTTTTCTTGCAAGAAAACACATTTTTAAGGATTATCATGTATTCAACAAGAGCAGAAAGCGGTGAGAAATTACCTAAAGGCGCAAAGTCTAGTGACCGTACAGGCGAAAAAATGGGCAGCGAAAAAGGCCCAAACAGCCTAAAGGGAACTAAAGGCGAAACAGGCGAGAAATTGCCTAAAGGTGCCAACGCTAGTGACGAAACCGGTGAGCGCCATGCCAAGCTAAACGGTGGCGTTGCAATGGGCAAAATGGACGGCATCGGAAGCCGTGAAATGAGCCACATGGGCAAAAATGACGGCCGTACTGGTGAATTCAACACAGGTTCTAAAGAACACGACTGTTACAGCCACGAACGTATGCCCCACGTTCAAGATATGTAAAAAGCGAAACGCCCCAAAGATAACGGTCTAAGGGGCGCTTCTAATCAAACCAAGTAATAAGGACTTGAAATGACTAAGAGCGATTGTAGTAGTTGCCGGTTTTTTATACAAAACCCAACGCTAAACATAGGAAGTTGCCGTAGGTACCCGGTGTACCAGAACAGGCACGGAAGCGAATGGTGCGGTGAGCACGCCTTAGCCCATTACGACTTGCCCGACACAATAGAAAACTTGGTTGCAAATGCCGAATTAGAGGAAGAACTTGCAAAAATACCAGTTGTAACCATAGAAAAACAGAAAAACAAGGGTGGCCGCCCCAGAAAGGTAACCCGTATATGAAGCCCATAAAAGACAAGCTAATTGTTAAGCCAATACCGCGCATACAAAGCGCGTTGTATGTTCAAACAGCCGAAGTGGATACAGTTGGGTATGTAGTGGCCGTGGGTGATGAAGCAGCCGAGGAAGGCCTAAAAGTAGGCGATAAGGTATATTTCGGCACGTTGGCCAAAGACTACAAAGACGAGTATCTAAAATACCACAACTTTAAAGATGGTGACGATAAGTTATTAGTATTATCATGGCAAGACATTTGTTTTATAGAGGAGTCAGAAGATGCCGTTAATTAAATCAACCAAAAAAGAAGCGTTTAAAAAGAATATCGAAACTGAGGTTAAAGCTGGCCGTCCAGTTAAGCAAGCAGTAGCGATTGCGTACAGCGAAAAGCGTGAAGCAGCCAAGAAACAAAAGAAAGGTAAATAATGTTTAATTTCAAACACGAAGTACAAGACGTAAACTTAATCATCACAGCGCTAGAACATAAAGTGCGTGATATGCAGTTGTTAATCCAAAAGTTAACAAAACAGGCTAACGAACAGTTACCAGCACAGGCCGAACCAACAGATGCAAGTCCAACAGTACAAAGTTGAAGACTTAATACCTTACGCCAACAATTCACGCACACATTCTGATGCGCAAGTAGCCCAAATAGCTGCAAGCATAAAAGAATTTGGGTGGACGAACCCAATACTGGTGGATGGCGAAAAAGGTATTATTGCTGGGCACGGCCGGTTATTGGCAGCGCGTAAGCTGGGTATGGGCAAGGTGCCGGTAATTGAACTTACGCACCTAAGCGAAACCCAAAAGAAAGCCTTGGTTATAGCAGACAATAAACTGGCCATGAACGCCGGTTGGGATACCGAGTTGCTAACCATAGAACTGGACGAGTTACTGGCAGACGGCTTTGCGTTGGAACTATTAGGATTTGATAAGGACGAATTAGACGCCTTACTGGCGCCAGAACAGGTTGAGGGGCTAACGGATGAGGATGCCGTACCTGAGATACCTGAGGAGCCTAAAACAAGGCTAGGGGACATTTGGGTGCTTGGCAACCATAGGCTAATGTGTGGGGATTCCACAATGATTGACCATGTGGAATTATTAATGAATGGAACTTATCCTGATTTAATACACACCGATCCACCTTACGGCATGAACGCAGTATCCAAATCTGGGGTGCTAAAAAAGAATTACAAGATTGATATTATTGGCGATGACAATACAAATGTTGCAAAAGACGCATTTAATTTAATATATGGACTTTATCCTGAAGCAAAACAAATTTGGTGGGGCGCAAACTATTACAGTTCTGCATTACCGGACAGCGAATGTTGGTTGGTTTGGGATAAAAACAATGGTGAATCAGACCAAACCGATTGTGAATTAGCATGGGCAAACTTTAGAAGCGTTGTAAGGCAATTTACAAAAGCATCCGAAAAGAAAAACCGTGTTCATCCTACCCAAAAACCTGTTGCGTTAATGGAATGGATAATTAAACGTTTTAACTTAACATCTAATTCAATTGCGGATTATTTTGGTGGATCTGGCAGTACATTGATTGCTGCTGAAAAGAATAATCTAAATGGATTTATTATGGAATTTGACCCAAGATTTTGTGATGTCATAATAAAGCGGTGGCAAGAATTTACCGGAAAACAAGCAATCCATGCCGAAACCGGGCAGGAATTCGGGAAACTGTAAGTATTTGATATAACAAAGGATTCTTTAATAACTTTTAGTTATCTTCCGACTATAAAAAGATGCAAGAACACGAACCAACCGAAAAGACAAGAACTCAGGTGCAACAGGCATCGGGATTAGGGCTGCCACAAGAGCAAATTGGGGCGCTGATTGGCATTAGTGATAAAACCTTGCGTAAATACTACGCAACTGAGCTTGCCTTAGGTAAAGCCACAGCATCGGCTTCCATCGCTAAATCTCTATTTAACAAGGCGCAGGCTGGGGATACAACCGCTATGATTTGGTGGACAAAAGCTCAGATGGGCTGGGGTGGAACCAATACGACAAAACTAGCAAACCCAGACGGCTCGGCAATTGAAGGCT